GTATGCCAACGGCGGATATCGTCCGCCGATACTTCACGGCCTGCAGGGGTGGCGGTGCAGTGGATGACGAGGAGTTTGAGACGTGCCATAGACTAAGAAATAGCAGATGTTGCCAGCTCTGCGTAGGCATTGCCGTCCCACATCAAGGTGGTTACTTTCTTCTGTGCGCAATTGGCTCCTCCGACGGTAGCGACGGCAGCACCTTCATTGCGGACAATCAGGAGCGATCCCGGCTGTACTTTTGTTTCCACATCGATGGTTTCAGTGGTCGCCGGGGAGACGGTCACCAAAGCGGGATTGGCATCATGCACGATGCCATTTTTTTCCACTTTGCGGTCTACGGCGACAGGGAAAGGAATGGTCACCAGGCGTTCGCCTTCTTCGTTGTAAGGGGCGTAGAAGTCGAAGCTCCTACGCGATTTCATGTTGATGTAACTCATTGTCGTATCTGTTTTTTAAGTGAAACATTATGCCTTGGGCGAATAGACGGCCCCCAAGTATTTACCCGTTACCGGAGTGGCGACACCACGCATATTGAAACCGACCACATCGCCACGGTATTCGGGATCGTTCAAGCGGTAATACATATCCACCGTTCCACGGGCACGGGCTACCGCCTCCTTGTAATAGAAAAGGGAAGAAGGCGCGTCGGTAGCTGCCACTGCCGCATTCCAGGGAGCTTTCTGGCCTGTCGTGCCGTTGTACTTCGGAGTAAGGGATGAACGGACTACGGTGAAGGAGAACAGTTTGTTTTCGTTATAGAACGCCTTGTACATGTTCAAGTCCTGCATACGGAGATCCATCGCGTGCATCGGGTTCAGAATCAAGATACGTCCTTCGGTCGGAACTTCCAGTTCGTCGAACGCCAGTTCCATGTCCATCACCATTTCGTAGGTCATGGCCTTGTAGCCCCTCGCGTTGCTATTACCGTTGGCGGCTTTCACCGGTGTAAAGTCACCATTAGCGGCCGGAGCCCAGTTGAAGGCAGCCAGGCGTGCGAACTTCTGCCGGAGCGAGTTGCGGTGTCCCTCGATCACGCTCTGGCGTTTTTCGGCGGACTCTTCGATTTCGATGGCGTTGATATGTACCGTGTTCTCGGTATCGAAACGCTTCAGTACGATTTCGTGCGGGATGTCGGTACGTGTCACGATAGGAATCGGGTACAATTCATTGTCGATATACACCTCCGGATCCACGCCGGCCTCCTGCAAGTGCAGTTTGTCGTTGTCCACCCAGGCATCCAGGCTCTTCGAGTGCGCGAGGAACGAGTCCGAGGGGTAAAACTTCTCGATAATCTCCGGAATCCAGATTTCACGGTTCAGTCCTTCAGCGAGGCATCCGGACAGGTTCAGCGGAATCAGGGACAGGCCCATCTGCAGGGCGAACATTGTCCCGTGGCTGACTCCCAGGACGGAGGCAAAGGCTCCGCTCGTAAGGGCATTGAAAAGCAATGCCGTAATTAAGGAAACAATAAATTTCGTTTTCATTCTGATTGTTTGTTTTATAAAGGTTTATACTTGTTTTCAGGCAGGGTATTTGCCGTAAGCCTCGAAGAACTTCTGTTTGTAAAGTTCCCCGTCCTTCTTCAATTCCTTCAGACGGTCCGCCTTTACGATTTCGGAGAAGGTCATGTCGGCGAGTTTCACGCTACCCGTACCGCCCGGGGAAGCGGGCTGAATCTGCTTCACCACGCTGATATGTGGCGGGATTGCCTCGAGCTGTGCCTTGGCCTGGTCAAAATCGGCATCGAACATCTTCAGCCAGGCCTCCTTGCCTTTCGCGTCCAGCCGTCCGTCCTTGATGGCCGCGTCCACCAAGGTGATGGCGGAGGCTTTGCGTTCATCTTTTTCCTTTTTCTCGAAAGCCTGTACCTTCGCGTTCAGCGCCTCTTTCTCTGTTTTCAACGTGACGTTCTCCGTCTGGAGCTGGTCACGGAGCCGGATGATCTTTTGTACTTCGTCGGCAATGGCCTGTTCGCTTGCATTGTCCGACAGTTTCAATAAACCTGTTAAAATTGTCATTTGCGTTTCATTTTTATGTGATACATGGATA